CGGCGATGATTATTATGTTTCGCTGACCATTGATTCGGCGGGAAGCCCCGATAGCGGCGCAGAGAAGATTGGTTTCAGAATAATGTATGTAATCGACTAGGAATAAATTATGTCCAGTAGTGCAGATACTGAAGTTGCCCTTGTAAACATGGCTCTAACCATGCTCGGTCAACAACCCATAAGCGCATTGACAGACTCTAACAACCGTGCAGTCATGGCTGATGCGAGATATGCAGATGTGAGGGATTCGGTCTTGCGCGCACACCCTTGGAACTGTGCAATCAAACGAGACATATTGGCGAAGAGAGCCGACACCCCAGACTGGGGATACGACAACATTTTTGTTCTACCGGCTGATTTTGTTCGGCTGGTAGACATTGAAGACCCAACACAAAAGTATTCGATTGAGGCGGGTAATCAGGGCGATGCAACAAGTGACGGGAATGATCTTGTGCTCTTGTCTGATGCATCGGCAATGAACATTCGATACATCTACCAACTTACTCTTGTTGTGAAAATGGATCACACCCTCAAACACACCATCGCAACACGCCTTGCAGCCGAGCTGGCTATGGCAATAGTTGGCGATTCTGCCAAAGAGCAGTTTTTGTTAGAAAAATATCAAATGTTGCTCATGCAGGCACAGTGGGAAGATTCTGTACAACACAACACAACCGACACAATACATGGAGGCTTATGGATAGAATCAAGGTACGACAACAGCGTGTACAGGGACTACCCCGACCTTAGTTCAGACGGTTCTCTCGCGTAATGCCAAATGTAGTCCACCTACAAACAAACTTCACATCGGGGGAAATATCACCTCGGCTATTTGGTCGCGTAGATTTAGCAAAATATAACAGTGGTGCAAAGACAATCGAAAATGCCGTGGTTCAAACACACGGTGGTATTACAAGAAGGACGGGGACAAGGTTCGCGGCAGAGATGAAGAATGCCGATGATTCTGGCGCAGTCGCTGCGGTACATGCTTATACCGAAGATGGGGTCTCTTACTCCTGTACTCCAAGGCTAGTCGAGTTTCATTACAACACCGAACAGTCATATGTTCTGGAGATTGGTGTAGTTAGTGCCACCCTTGACACAGGTACTCATGGATATATCAGGTTCTACCGTATGGTGGGAACCCTCCCAACACTCCTGTTGGACACGGATATTGCTGCGGACGCAATAACAGAAAAGGTAAATGTACCAATAAACGCAAAAGAACTCACACAATTGAAGTTCACACAATCGGCTGACACGATGTACATGTTCTGTCCAACACGCCCAATCCTCAAACTGACTCGCACAGGATCCGATACTGCTTCGAGCAGTTGGGAGTTTACGGCGTTGGAGGGAGTAGACAATGGGTTTATCGACGGTCCATATCTTGACATGAACTCGGCGGATATAAAGTTGAAGGTGGCAAGTGCAGACGGAGAAGCGGGTGATACAACAACCGTAACAGCGTGGAAAGACCCGTACGATATTGATACTGATGTTGATGCCGATGGCACTCCCGACAACTATTCATATTTGTTTCAAACAACAGATATAGGTAGGGTCATAAGGCTAGAAGATCCAATCAAGGGGTACAAGGTTGACAGATTTCATAGATCAGCAGCAGGCGGTAAACTTGGGGCTTCTATACACCTTGACGACTCTGAAGAAAATCCGACATTTGCTGAGTTGGTGAGTCCGCTCATTGGGAGCACTTTTCCAAAGGTGGAGTTTTATGATTGCACCAGGGGCATAACCTTCCTGGATGATACTCTACATCAAGCACAGGTCATAACCAAACAGTTCGATGAACATTCTTCATTCAGGTTATATCATGCATCGACCGGGGGTCCTGAACCATATGCTAACACCGAAGGCGATTCTCCCGATGCATGGATAGAAAATATTGACGGCTTTGTGAGGATAACACCCGCAAAATACAGTGGTTGGGGGGTAATAACAGGGGTCTCAAATGCATCCTCGGATCCCGCTGCTACAGCGACAATTGTAGGAACAGCAGATTTAGACGCCGAAACTGGTACAAATTTTATATTGACAAATACTGATGGTTCAACTGTAACATTTACTACAGACCCAACCCTCAACTTCGGTGATGTCACCGCCGATATTGGCGACCCCGCCGCCACAGCGACAATTGTAGGAACGGCATCTTTGGATGATGAAGATGGTACAAATTTTATATTGACAAATGCTGATGATTCAACTGTAACCTTCCACACAGACCCTACTAAGAACTTTGGTGATACTTCAGATGATGGAGGCGACCACACATGGATAGTCAACACAAGAGACATTAGTGGTGGCTCTGAAGTCAGAAAGGCTACGCAGGCACTTTGGACTGCATGTAAGGCTGCAATTGATGCCGGTGAATTAGACATGACGATTGTTCCCACCAGTTTCGCGGGCACCGAAACATCTTTTACACTAACTCAAACCACTGTCGGTACTGCTGGCAATACAGCAATAACCTTAGTAACCGGTGTTACAGCCGATGGTGAAACTTCTTTTACTGGTGGATTCGATGGTCAACGGTGGAGAGTCAACACCAGAGACATTAGTGGGGGCTCTGAGGTTAGGAAGTCTACACAGGCACTTTGGATTGCCTGCAAAGGAGCCATCGACGCTGGCGAATTAGACATGACGATTGTTCCTACTAGTTTTGCTGGTACTGAAGAAGAGTTTACACTAACTCAAACTACTCCCGGCACAGCCGGAAAAACAGCAATAACTTTATCAACTGGCGTTACAGCCGATGGCGAAACTGCTTTTACTGATGGTGCCGACTATTACGCAACGGCAACGATAATCGTAAAGTCGAAGTTCATTAGTGATGAGATGACACAGAACTGGCGACTGGGTGCCTGGTCAGAAACTACGGGTTATCCACAAAACGGAACCTTCCACCAAAACAGGCTGTGGTGTGCTGCGACCACAACACAACCACAAACCCTGTGGGCGAGTGAGGTAAATGTATACGACACCTTTAGCCCAAGTGACCCCGAGACAAATCAGGTGGTGGATTCGACATCACTAGCACTTACGCTGTCGTCACGACAGGTAAATGCAATCAATCATATGAAGAGCGACGGGCAGGGCTTGATGGTGTTTACATCTGGAGGAGAGTGGCTCGGAAGGGCAACGAATCCGACGGCACCTATTACGCCAACAGATGTTGCCTTCCAAAAACAGAGTTCTTATGGATCAATTGTGGGCGTAGAACCCGTGCGAATGGGGACATCGTATTTGTTGTTCCAGAGGGATGCGGTGACGCTGAGAGAATACACATATCAATTTGGTCAAGACAGATTTGTTGCACCAAATATCACCCTTATTGCAGAGCACATAACTAGAAACAAAGTGGTTGATACTACTTTTCAACTGGGCGGCACACAAAGGCTGTGGTGTGTATCAGCAACCGGAGAACTCTTGACGCTCACCTATGACAAAGAACAAGAGGTTGTGGCGTGGTCAAAACACACAATGGGCGCTTCGGGAGCCGGAGGATCTGCAAACACGGCTGGATTGGTGCAATCTGTTGCAAGGACAATGGACGGAAATGACGATAATATTTGGTTGGCAGTCAAGCGGAAAATAGGAACAGCAGACAAATACTTCGTTGAAATGATTGCACAAGATTTTGAAGTTACCGATGACCACAATGTGGCGTTTTTTGTTGATTGTGGACTCAGTGGTTACAGTGCGGATGGCGAAACAAATTGGACGGGGCTAGATCACCTGAACGGAGAAGCGGTATACGCCCTAGTAGATGGTGTGCAATATGGACCATTTACTGTGGGAAGCGTGACTGGTGGAACCGGAATAACAACCGTCTCTGCAAACTATGTACAAGTTGGTTTGCGATACGAAACGGTTATCGAAACCGTACCGTTGAATGTACAACAAACCCTTGAATCTCGCGGGAGAAGGAAGCGTGTATTTACCTCTTTCTTGAGCATGTATCGTGCGCTCAGTGGTAAGGCGGGTACTCCAGATCAAGTCTACAACATCGAATATCCAACCGCAACCACAACACCACCACCACTAAATAGCGGTTTGTTTGAAATTTCAATTCCAGACAATTCCGACAGAGAGATGATAGTTAGATACGAACAAGAGGATGTACACCCAGCGAACTTGCTGGCAATAACTTCGGAGATACAACTTGGCTCAATATGAAGTATTTACATTCAAGCCCTCACATGTAGAGGAGTTTGTTCCTCAAAAGGCTCAAGAGCCTACATGGAAAATGTTCAAGGACATGGGAGATATAGGTACCGAGTGGATGGACGGTAGTAATAGAACGGTATCTCTGCAAATAGATGGCAAAACCGCAGCAGTAATGGGTGTAATGCCCTTACCACAGGCAGGCGGTCATGTGTGGCTATTCTTTTCAGACTCTGTTGGTCTGGACGAACTACTAATAGCAACATCATGTGTCGGGGGTTTTTTGAAAGCACTCAAGAAACTCGATTACGAATGGGTGCAAACGCCAGTCAGAAATGATTTTAGGCAGGGAAACAAGTGGGCGACAATGTTGGGGTTTGCAAAAACAGATCACGAAGAAGACATAATGGATAACGGAACCATGTACACATACTGGACAAAGATACTCTAATGGCTGCTGCTCCACTCATCATGCTAGGTCTTGGCGTTGGTCAGGGCGTTATGTCATATCAAGCTGGCAGGAATGCTGCTGAAGCAGCAGAGATAAATGCACAACACGCCAGAGATATGCAGAAGTATGAGCAGAGTGTAAAGGAATCAAACATAGCCCTCATTCAGGAGGAAGAAAAGCAGGCTAAAGAGAGACAGGAATATACCAATGCCGCAGTGATGGGCAGCGTAACCGCCCAAATGGGTGCTTCAGGTGTTCAGACCACTGGGTCGTTCATGGATGTCTTGGCAGAACAAGTGATCTTGGGTCAGAATAAGAATAGTATGATTAGGTCAAAATCTCTTCGACAACAAACAGGCGCAAGCAACGCAGGCGACTTGGCGATATATCAACAAGAGTATGCAGAGTATTCGTATCTCCGAGCAGCCCAAGATGCCAAGAGGAAGGCAACGATGGGACTGATAATGGGCGTGGGAGGCGGAATGGTGGGATTCGCGCAGGCTGGCGGGTTCCAGGCTGGAGGAGGGTTGGGTTCACTCTTCGGGAACTTGGGTTCTTTATTCAACTTTGGTGGTGGTGGTGGTCAAACCCTGCTGTCACAGGCATCGGGAGAATTAGGCTTGGATGATGATCCATTTACTGACTACTTTGCATCATTATGGCTGGCACCATAAGGGAGAACAATGGCAAAAATACAAGGACATCAAATAAGAGACGCAACGATGCCAAGTGTCCCATACTTGGGTCTTACCCAATCGGGCATCGCCAGGATGCCGCCGGTACAGGCAGATGAATCCGCAAAAGACATTGCAGAGATGTTGGGGAACGCACAAAAGCTGGCGGGTCTTTACATCAGTTCCATTGACAAGACACAGACTACCGAGGGGATTACCACGGCTGGTGAAGCACTAATAGACGCTAGGAGGGCAGCACTAGAAGCATCTCCGGACGAAGCGGTCGGGCAGTTCGATGGTTTTTTAGAAACTTGGATGGGGAGTGGTGTTCTTGATGGACTTACGCCAAACGCCCGCGCTGCAATTACAAATTATGCAGAAAGAACACATGCGACATATTCCGACACTGTGCTTGCCGACGCATCAATACGACAGGCACAGGCAGAAGAGGCTGCACTACAGG